TTAGTACCCCCTGCATCTCTCAACCACCCTTTAGCAGTAAATATCTTTACTACCAATCCAGTTCCAGATCCACCATCAGTAGTTTGAGGATTTGGTTCGTCTGGGTTCCAATTCAGTCCTATAGTATACCTAGTTCCACCTGTTTTTACATTGAGTTCTGTAACAGTACCACCTCCTAGTTGATTAGCAAGACCAGTATTATTCCAAGCAGATATATCTGAAGTTGTATTTCTTGATACAACGTCAGTATTAACAAATCCACGAATCTGAATTTTACTACCAGTTGGATTCCCTGATGCGTCTACTTCATCTGGAAATAATCCTTGCTCACCATTATTCTCTGTATTACCTTCATCTGATGGCCAATAGTAATATGGTGGGTAAGTACCTGTCATTGCATCCCTATTGATTACATTTGCACGTTGACCATGAGATGATGGAAATACATTATTTGGTGAAGAGATCCATATTTGTGCATTAGCATCACCACCACCACCTCTATCATCCATACAAAATCTTTGATTATTATTATGTCTCCAAGGGGCACTGTTATTATTTTCTCCTCTTATAAGGGTTGCAGCATATGTCCTATTAGGTTCTACTGTTACTAGTGCAGTTCTCGCACCCCAATTCTGTATATTATTACCAGCATTTCTTACTGAAAAGAAAAGACCTAATTCTGGTATGCTATAACTTTCCCATGATGTCCCACTAATATTCTTATCATCATCCCATGCAATAGAAATTCTAATAAGTCTACTACCTTGACCATCACTAGTAACTAAATTACCTTCAGCATCAAAGGATGCTCCTGGTGAACCACCAAGTTTAGTGACTTCAGCAGTTGCTGGAATTCCATCATAAGGTTGATTTATTGTAACCATATCTCCCACAGCATAATTTTCACCACCATCAGTAGGTATTGCACCACTAAGACCTTCTTGAACAGACCAATGCCATTTTTGATTGGTGCTGTCTCCACAACTTGAATACCATTCACATTGACACCCTTGACCTTCTTTAAAACTATACCACTCACCTTGACCACTATCAAAATTACCTACACCACCTCCTGTTGATGCATCTCTTGGTTGATAATATACACCATCTGGTCCTTTTGATCCTTTTCCACCTCTTCCACCTCCACCTCCACCACCATAAATCTGACCATTATCAGTTACACTAACAACAATACCTTTTCCATCATCAGAATTTAATGTAATGGCATGTCCACCAGGTTCTCCAGTACCAGGATTATCAGCATCAGCACCAGTCACAATTTGTTTTGTTGACCATACAATATTATTTGATGCATCAGTCATTCTTATTGCCATTCCACCTGGATTATTATTCCAATCATTTATTGTACTAACTATATTCTCAACAGTAAATGATATAGAATGTTCTCCTGCTGGAACATTATTATAAGTTTCATTTTTAGTAACTGTGAAACTATTATGTGTTGATGTTTGTCCTCGAAAAGTTAGAGTACCATTATTATCAACTTGCCAGTCAATAGAATAATTACCAGTAGTAGGGATAGTTACCGTACCATTGTAAACATGCGTTCCAACAAGAGACTCATATTTTGGTTTTACATATACACCATATTCACCCATAAAAGCAGACCAATCAGAATTAGGGGTAGATTCACTAGCAGGTCTCCACCAATTCAAAGTACCACCTTTACCACCAGAACCTAAAACAGATCCACTAACTTCTATGTTTAAATTTGTAATCTTATCTGATACAAATTTTAATGCCTCATCTGGTTCAGTGGCAGGTGGTTGTAACTCGGTAACAGCATGAATATTACCCTGAATATTATAATATTTCGGTATAGTCTTATCAAGATTAGAATTCCATGCTAAATTATCTCCATCCACATTCTTATCATAATCTCCAGAATTTGTTTGATTAATTGTATAACTTTTAATACTATCCCTCATCTGGGATATTTTCCAATCCCTACCAGTTCCAGAAAAAGCAACTCCACCAGTTCCAATATATTCAAAACTCTCTGCATTAAAAGGATCTGATGCTATATCGGCATTTTCAGTAGAATCACCAACTATAGGATTAGTAACATTACGATTAAGATTTCTAAAAAATGTAGATGCAGATACAGGTCCACTATTAACACCCAACCATTGATTTCTTAAGTCACTAAATGATAGTGATCCAGTTCCAGAGAAATAGGGACCATCTTTAACTACTGCATGTGCCATTTAATTACCCCGCATATGCACTTGTAATGGTTTCCCATCCACCACTTGCATTTTGATTTGTATATACTTGCAATTTATTAACTGTAGTATTGTAGATAATTGCTCCAATAGCAGTTCCTAACCCCACATTTCCTCCTGTTCCATCTCTCTCAGCAGTTGAAATTGTTGGTGGTAAGAAAAATGCCTGTCCACTAGTAGGAACGTCCTGACCCGCACTCGGATGTCCTGCTGGATATTTGGGTGGTACTACTCCTTCAGTAAATCTACCTGCTAAAGAGAAATCAGCAACACATCTTGGTTGTGTTGTTCCAATACCAATAGAATTACCAAATTTATTGTTTGATAATACACCACCACCCTCAATATAAACACTTCCACCATGTATTTGAACTTGACCCACATCACCATAAATTTCAGTTGATAATGCAGTAGTTCCTATACCTAATGTACCTGTAAATGCACCACCACCATCTACTGATAATTTATTACCTTCTAATTTATCAGTAGAAATACCAAGAGAGTATAATCTTGCTGATGCACCAGTACTACCTTGAAGTGCTGTCCAACCATCAAGTTCTACTTGTGGATCAGAAGAATTAATTCCTACCTTAGTTTTTACATTAAGATTAAAGAATGTTGATAATCCAGTTGTATTATTAATAGTAGGATTATTAATATCGACGTTAGATAAAGTACCTGTAAGTGTACCAGCACTAAGTGTTCCAACAACATCAACATCAGTTTCAAAATGTGCCTTTTGATCAAATGTAGATATACCAGCAACATGTAATTTATGTTCAGGAGATGCATTACCAACACCTAAATTACCATCATATGTAAGAACCATTCTTACATTACTATTTTTATGTATCCATCTGAAGTCACCTGTACTTACTCCAACATTATGATCTAAGGCAGACTTATGAATATAACTATCAAAATTACCTTTATCATTATTGAAAACATCAAAGGTTCCAGTAGAATTACCAAACCTTAAACCACCAGTACTATGTCCAATACCAAGAGATTGTCCAATACTTACTGTTGATACTCCAGTTTGACCAACAAATTGAACAAAAGATTCAGGTTTCTTAACTTCAAGATCACTTGTAGGATTAGTAGTTCCAACACCTACATTATTTGAATATAAAATATTTGTTGTGGTTAATCCTGTTATCTCCAATCCTTTAACTGTACCTATTCCAGTATTAGTAAAGGATTCTGGTGGAACACCAGTTAATCCACTACCACCTCCACTGAAAGTTGTTGCTTGAACGGTAGTAAGAACAGCACCAGTTCCAGTGAAAGAAGATCCATTAAATGTAGTTGCATTTATTGATACACCATCTGTATAAACTGTTGCTCCAGATTCTACTAATGTATTACCAACACCAACATAAGGAATACGATACTGAGTTGTAAGACTTTCTGCACTCAATACATTTGCAGTAATAACACCAGTAACTCTTGTATCACCACCTACAACCAATTCTGTTGTAGCACCACCAACAACAACATTATTAAGAGTAGAAATACCTGATGCAGTAACATCTTTTGCAAAGAAAGTATCTCCAGTTACAGATGTAATTCCTGTAAATGTTGACATTCCACTAACAAATATATCACCCTTAAATGTGGCAAATCCAACAACAGTAGATATTCCAGTTGCAAATAGATTTTTAGTTGTTGTTAATCCACTTATTGTAATATTTCCTTCTGTAATACCAACTCCAACATCAGTTACAGGATCATTACCAATTTGAAGTTGATAATTATATGACTGAGTTGTTCCAATACCAATATTAAATGAAGTCGTTAAACCTGAACCTTCATATAATTGATTCCAACCTGTATTTCCAATACCAGTTAATTCACTACCATCACCCTTAAAATAATTTGCTGTTATAATACCAGTGGCAGCATCCATTGTAATGCCAGTACCAACCGTCACTACTCCAACTACTCCAACATGAGTAAGAGAAGTAATTCCAGAGATTCTACCATCTCCCAGAACATCAAGTTCTTTATTCGGTTGTGAAGTTCCTATTCCTACTAATCCACTAGGGTTTATAACGAAATTATCATCGTCAACCTGTACCCCATTTCTAAAATTGAATGACTTAGTATAATTTGCCATTATTTCTTTTTAGTTATTTATCTGTTTTTCAAGAGCATCTAATCTATCCTCATTCCTTTTCTGAGTTTTCCCAGTTGGTTTCGGATGTGCCATTGATTCTAGAGTATCTACCTTTGCAGATAATTCTTTGACTGCCTCAATTAATAGTGGTACTAATTTCTCGTACCTTACTGCCTTAAATCCATCATCTCTTGTAGTAGTCACTCCAGGAAGATCAAGTGCTTCAATCTCTTGTGCGATTACACCAGTATCACCCTTACCTTCATATGGAGATGATCCATTCCAATTAAATGTATTACCACTGATAGAATTAACTTTATCTAGTGCTTTTATAATTGGTGAAATGTTATCCTTTAATCTCTTATCAGAAGAAGAATATGCAGTAATATCATTAGTAACCTCTAATTTACCATGAATTTTAGCACCACCTACAATATTAGTATCTGTATTTGGAGCAATCAATTCAAGTCTTATTCCAAGTCCATCTGAACTTTGAGTATTTGGGTAATCTTTTGCATCTGCAATAGTAAAGAAATGCAAATCACCAGCATTACCTACTTTGCCATTCCATGATCCACTAATATCCATTTGGATACGAGCATCCATATCACTCATAGTCTCACTAAAATCAATATAAGGACCACCCTTTTTAACACTTCCATCTGATCTTACTAATTCAAGTCCACCATCACTACCTAAAATCTCATAATTTTGCTGTTGTTGTGATGTACCAATTTTAGTACTGACGTTGTATGATGTAATATTAGTAGCAGTAAGAGTATCACCACTAAATGTTAAGTCTGCATCATCAAATAATTCTCCACCAGATCCAGCAAAAACAACACGACCTGCAGTTAAACCAGTATCTGTTATAGATCCACTTACATCACCATTTAGTCCACCATTTGCTGCTATAGCACTTGTGAATGTAGAAGCACCAGTAATATTAAGAGTACCACCAACATATAAGTTTTCACTAATACCAGTACCACCAGTAACTTGAAGAGCACCAGTAGATGTACTATTAGAACCAGATCCAGATTTTACTTTTAAATCTTCTTTAAATTGAACTTCATTATTAAATGTAACTGGACCATCAAATTCAGATAATGATGTTTGAGATTTACCACCTTCAACAACTAATCTTTCTTTAATAGTAACTTCATCAAATACTACACTCAATCTTGCAGGATCTTCACCAGCAATAGTTGGAATAGGTGTATCAAATGTAATTTCCTCACCTGTTAGAGCAGATTTCTTCTGGTTTCCAATATAGAAGTCACCTTTATTATTCATACCAGTATAAACAACTGCACCACAACTTCTCTCTTGAGATTGTGATAAGAATTCTTCTTCCTCAGTAAGAGTTTTTACCTGAACCTGTGGAAGTGCAGTTGAGTAGTTACCTGGTCCATAACCAAGATATTCAAATGTATGACCAGAAGCACGTAAGATAGAAGGTCTATGGAACTCGACTGGAATTGGTCTAATACTCTTAAGTAATACAGCAGCAGATCCGTGATCTTGCTTTTGTGTTCCTAAAACACCACGAAGAACTTGTATTTTATTACTACCAGACTCTAATAATTGAGAACTCTTAACTCGTACAATTTCATCACCAATTTGTATATAAGAACCATATGGGAATCTTTCTATAATACCAGATTTACCATTCAATAAAGTAATAGAACCAATTACATCATCTCTTGTATTATCACCTACAATTCCAGTAGCAACTTCATAATTAAATATTTCTGCACCTCTTGAAGAAAGATTTTCATTATCTTTTTGAGAAACAGAATCATTTGCAGACAATCCATGTTTTAGAATCCATCCATTACTTATATCTTGATTACTTAAAGTAGTTTTAGTCGTAAATACTGTAGGACTTGTAACTGAAGTAACAACAAATTCTCCCTGATTAATATTAGTACTGTTATTAAATCTAAATTTATTTCCTTTAACTAATCCATGAGGAGTAGTAGATGTAAATGTAGCAGTTCCATCTAATATATCAGCATCTGATTGAATACTAGGACCAACAATAAAAGCATATTGATCTGGAGTAGGTCTCGTATCTCCTGTTGCTGTTACAATACCAATCTGATTTGTTCCAGGAACTGTAGTCATTCTATAATACAAATCACTGGTAGTATCAGATCCAGTAAATTGAATTGTAAGATTTGTATTATTACCTAACTGAGCATCTGTGAGATTGCCTCCACTTGTATTGGCAGATAAATGACCACCACTACCAGCACCAATACCAATAGTAGCATTAGTATCATAATATCCTTTACCACCAGCAGACCAACCTGAACCAGGATTTGTAATAGTTACTTTATTAATAACTTGACTTGATACTACAATATCTGCTAATGTTCCTTTCCAAGTATTTAAACCAGAATCAGTAAATATCTTTACATTATAATGTGTTCCATTTGTATAACCAGAACTACCTGATTGAGGAACACCTGATACCAAACCACCTAAGTTATGATTTCTTTCAAAGGTAATTGTTGAAGAATTAGCACCATATGCAATACTATTAATTGTTAAACCAATACCAAGATTTGTATTGAGTTTATCAACTGTTTCTCTTGTTATACTCCTTTCAGGATAGTTAGTTCCAACTGATCCTAATGGTGCTCTTAATGCAAATGATTTACTTGCTTTTGGATTTTCATTAATATTATCCCTATCAAGTTGTGGGTATAAATTAACAACATTTTGACTATACTCTAAATTTGCAAATCCACCCTCATCAGCAGGTAATTTATTATTTGCATTTAATGGGTATGCATGATATATACCATCAGTTTTATCATCTGTATTATAATTTGCGAAAATTTCATTTCTATAGAGATATACATTTGATTGCATATCTATTCTTTCAAATCTAGGTAGTGATACATTAAGATCACTAGAAGCAACATTACCTACAAAGAGATTTGTTGCTGCCGCAGCTAATGATCTTCCTGGAACATATGTAAATGACATACTATCAGTAATACCATCTACAGTAAATGTTCCATTATATCCAACATTATCAAGACCATCAGTATTTGCTGATGATTTTAAACCTTTAATAACAATCGTATCACCAACATTCAAATTATGTGCTCTATTACCACCTATAGTTACTTTTTGAGTACTACTATTGTAAGTAGCACTGCGAATATATCTTAAATTTCTAGCATAATCATAATCATTTCTAGTTAAGTCAGTAGTGTCTGTATCTATAGTAAAATCTTCATCTTTTCTATAACCAGTTCTACTTGATTCCTGCATAATAAATCCATTTTCAGGATTTTTTGCAAGAAGAGTTTCACCTGGAACTGTTAGTCTTAATTTGTATATTTTATCATCTAATATTCTACTATCACCTATTCTCTTAACGTAAGATGGTTCTGTTTTTACACCTGCACCTTTTATACTATCCAAATAAGCAAAAAGTGTAGCACCTTGAGAGTTCTGATCTGCTTGACTATTAGTTGCAATATACCAATTATTCTTAGTATTATCCCATTGAATAGGATGTCCAATATCACCAGATTCTTTATCAGTAACTCTACTTAGAATCTTAAGATTTGTTCCTCCAGTAACATCTATTGCTACTCCCAAATCAGCATTAGATTTAGAAGACGATAATTCAAATTGTGTTGCACTATATCTATGTACATAATAGATAGTATCTTCTTCAATATTCTCAGGAAGATCTCCATCTTCACTTCTAAGAAGAACTTTTTCACCAGTTTTAAGTTGATGTGTTCCTGATAATAGTGTAAATTTATTATCAGATGGTGAAGTAACTGAATACTCTTTAACACTTCTAACAGTACTGCTTATATAATCAGTAGTTCCATTCCACTCCATCATACTAATATATGCCCATTTTTCAACACCACTGGCATCTTTAACAAATATCTTATCTTCTTTTTTAGCACCTATACGATAACCTTGAGTCAAAGATGGTGGTTTAATATCTTCACTTGTAAATCCATCAAGATATACTTTTCCATCATTAGACACACCAGGTCCATCAGTAGCAGCAGAGAATCTCATCCAATCAATTTCTTCTTCAGTCGAAGAAATTGATTTTGGTGTAATAATATGTGTTAGATAACTTGTATCATCTTTTTCAAACGCCTCTTTCTTAAATCCTCCAGAAACTAATGCAAATTGTCCAAAGTTAGAGTTGGAGTTTGTAATAGAAGCATCACCACCACTTTCTGCAGCAAAATGTTTATTATATCCAATAGCAAAAACAGAAACTATCTGAAGAATAGCATCATTAGTAATATTAACGTGTGTTGTTTCCCATCCAGATCTATAAATTGCCTCAGAATCTAAATGATATATCCTAGAAGGATTAGTTGGTGATGATTCTTGTGCTAATCTAGGTGGTTGAGTTGCTACAATATTAATTCCTTCATATGATCTATTTGTTTTATTATATTTTACAAACGCTCTATCATCTTTCTGTAATGAAACACCAGTAAACTGAGCAACAACCATAGATTTAAATCCAGTTGCTTTATTACCATCAGCGTGCATACCATTCATACCATAAACTGAACGTAATGAACAGTTAAAGATATATGGAGATGCACCATCGACAGTATCAGTTTCAATAGTTACTGTAGCACCAGTAACATCGTTTGCTGGAGTTTCTAATCCTGGATTATAATCAGCAAGAGTGTACTTAAATTTCTTAGAATCATCTACAAATGTTTGTGTAACTATAGCAGATACGTTATAATCCGCTGGATTAACACCATTAATCTTAATAGGAGTTCCTATATCAAGATTATGATCTGTTAAAGTTTCTACAGTAACTTCATTTGTTGCATATACTCCATCACCTGCTTTAATATTTGTTATGGAAATAGGATCGGAAGCAAATGCACCAACAATTTCATATTCTTGTCTTCTTGATGCAAATCCTCTTGTACTTGAAGGATACTTATCTTGAATATTTCTTGTAGATGCAGAATCATAAGCTACAGAAAGCTTATGATAATACATATTCAAATCATCTATACCTGTAACAGGATGTTTATTTATCCCATCAGCATATTCAAATACAGTTAATTTATGATGAGAGAATGTTGGTCTTTCAACATCAGAATTATTAACATAAACCTCACTATTCTCATTGCCATCAAAAATAGAAAACTGCCAGAAATAACATCCACCAGTTATTCTAAAGATAGCAGATTTTGCAGTATCATCTGTAGGGTTGGGAACATACTTAGGTCTTATCTTCGTCTTTCTTAAGTCTAATCCAACAATAGACGTACCTCTAGGTACAATAACTCCACCATCAACACTATTATATTTGTAAAGTATATTATCTGACTGATTTATATCAAAATTAGAATCTAATGTTAAATCAAATATTGATGCATCTACTTGTGCACCTGCAGGTGTCAATGCTTTAACACCACTATTATCTAATATTCCATATCCAGGTCTATTATCAATTAAATATTCACCTGGCATTAATAATATAGTAGTTTTCTCTACTAAATCATTATTATTTCCTATATTATAAGAAAATCTTGCTGCTTCAATGAGTGCTCTCTGTAGACTTTTAAATGGTCTTGTCTGAGAATTACCTTCATTTGTAATGTCATCCGTTGAGTCTAAATCACTTGGACTCACATAAAGAATACGACCTTCTACATTCTTTAGGAAATTATCTAGCTTATTCAGTGGCATCGCTGACTTCTAATCTATTTCTATGATATATTTAGTAAGGCAGAAATTAATAAGTTCTATCGAGGTGGTATTGAGTCATATTTTATCTCATCCTCATTCAAAAGATCGGTGCATACCTTCAATACTCTCATAAATTGGTCTGTATCCTCACATTTTAGGTATTTCTCACACCCTTGATCACTTTTAATCAAGAATGCACGAGAACACAAATCAATTACAACACCAAGAACACTCTCGTCCATAGAAGTCACTATAAGTTTTTTTAATTATAGACTATCTATTTTATTTTGTCAAATTGACGCATTTATAAAGTAAACATATCTGGCCAAGTAACACTAGTAGGAAATCCTACTTGAGTTGGTACATCAAGTAATGCTTGTCTGTATGCTTTAATCTCATCTTGTTTGGATGTGCTAATACCTGCCCACCTTAAAGGGTTGGATACAACTCTATCCACTCCATCTTGCAATCTATAGTCTCGTTCCGATCTTATATCTTCTGCCTTTAATGCATCCAGTTCAGCAGTAGAAGGTTCATTCCATGCATTAGTAGTAGTATTCCATGTATGAATTCTGGTGGGTCTTACAGGAACTTCAATTGTTCCAGACTCATATGCTGCTACTATATCATCACTTGGATCACTTATAGTTTCCCAATATCCAAGAGTGGGATGCCAAAAACCATGATTTGCCATTTTTTTACCTCAATTACTTATGTTTCTGGTGGGGTGCTCAGTTCTGAATAGGTTCTTATCCTATCCATCCAATAATACCATCCATTAGGAACAATTGCACCATTCATTGCCTCAGAGTGGTCACCACCAGTAGCAACAACCATAACATATGAAGAGGTTGATGGTCCAACATACAATGAAGAACTTGTAAGCATACCAGGTGCTATCTGAATAGGTCTACCTGTAGTATTTTGATACCATGTACCACTATTCCTACCTGGATTATGCCAAGTTTGACCACCTGTACCTGTATAAGTTCCAACTGCTGTATTAGTCTGCCAATTATGGTCATTACCAGGAAAATTTATAGGCATTAATCTACCTCCGTAAGATTCATCTTATACTTTTTACCTGTTCGATTATTTATCATATAAATGTTATCTTCACCTTCCTGTAGAGTCCAGTCTCCCCATGTTCCATCAACATCATTACCACCTTCATCTTTTTTAGATTCATTTGAGAGATGAAGGTCATTAACAAAAATGTTATTCCATCTTGCTCCTGATGATCCTAAATTAATTGTTCCAGTCGGTACAATACTATGATCGAAAATAAAATCTGTTCCATTATAATCAATTCTTCCATCATCAGTGGTTGCATAATCGATAGTACCATGAAAATCAAGATATCTTCCAATTTCCATCACACCATCTGTGCCAATTTTAGGTATTGAATTTTTAGTTGTACTCCACCAGGCACCATTTGTTGGTACATGTGCCCAATCAACTTGTCCAGTAATACCATTTGATATTAAACCCGCACCAACTGCACCAAAATTATCATTCTTTCCTACCCCGAAGGCACCATAATGATTAATTTTAAATCTTTCTTTAGCTGCCTTTAGATCAACAACTCTAAATGCCCATGTCTCAGTAGTATTAGGTTGACGATAACAATCAAGTTCAAAATAATTTGTATTATCTTTAGGTCCTCTCAATATAATTGCACCACCTTCACTTGCATCATTCTGTCTGTTTATTGTGACTGGTGAATTAAATATTGGACCTGGAGGTGTTACACTTCCACTAGAAACAGACCATACAGGTGGAGCAGTTTCTCCATTACTTAATAATACTGCTCCTGCTGCTCCCCAATCTTCATTACCAACATCACCAATACCAAGTGCACCAGACCTATTAATTGCATACCTCTGAGTTCCTCTTGTAGCACCTGGCTGGGGAGGAGTTTTCTCATCAATAATTCTAAGTAGAGATGTACCAGCAGTAGCACCATAGCAATCAATACTATATCCTATTTTATCATCACTATTACAAAATGTTATCTGACCACCTTCAAGAGCACCTGTTCCTGGACCAGGATTTGCAGCATTTGCACGGAGTAATATTGTACCATCAACATCCAAAGCAACAGAACCATCTATATTATAACCACCAGCAGCATCTGAATCTCTAGAATATCCTGGAGCAAATCCAGATGTTCTTTGAGATTTCTTAACTATTGCAGATGCACCAGTTGCATTAGTATGATCACCTCTTGTTATACCTAAAGTTCCTTCATCAGTTAACAACATATGACGAAGACCTGTTCCACCAGTTTCAAATAATAATCCACCTCTATCATCTAAATCCCACTCACCACCAGCCAGATGTGTTGCTACTTGTATACGAGCAATATAATCATGAGCAGGATAATCAGGATCATCTCTAAAATCAACATATGCTCCACCCTTATAGTTGTCTGTTGCATGAGTTCTTGTTATTTCTAAACCACCATCTGTTGTAATTGCAGCCCAGTTATCCTCACTTGCAGGATTCCTTGATACTTTAAGAACACCAGAACTATTATCCCACGTAAACGTATCAGAACCAGCAACTACTGAAGGATCAGTACCTGATGTATATAAAACTTGCTTATCACTTGTATCAACAGTTAATGTTCCTGTAATATTTTTGGCATGAATAGTATCCCATTTACAGTCTGCACTACCTAAATTGGTACCACTTGCAACATTATTACCATCAAGAGTTCCTGATGGTAATATCGTACCACTCTTTGCATTCCATGTTACTGTATCATCAACACTACTATTTCCAAGAGTAGTATTTCCAGTAACACTAAGGTCTTGAGTTGTTAATGTATTAGAACTTGGATTGTATGTTAAACCATTAGTATCTTGATATATTGTTTTACCTCCTGAAGAAGTTCCAGAAACAAATGTAGGATAGTATGTGACATTATCACCTGCTATTGATATATCAACCGTACCTGCAGAAATCGTTGCAGTATCAAATACCAATCCATTACCATCATCATTAACCCTGACATATTTGTTTTTATCACCTTGATTATCAGCCCAACCAGTTGGTGTATCAGATAATCCAATAAAACTAAAATCACTATTAAAATTAGTAGCATCAATAAATTCTAGTCCACTACCATTATTTTCATTTGGTCCACTAGAATTAGGTTTATTAACTCTAACAAATTTGTGTGCTTGTCCATCATAGGTGCTAGGAGTAACATCTGTAAGGTCTAAGAACTTATTAACACCACCAAGATCCGATAAAGTAAGATTTGCTGTTAATGTAGGTTCACTATTATTTCTTGTTAATTGTAATTGCTTACCTCCTGTTATGGTTACAAAACTCGCACCAGTAACATAAGTATCAGTACCTACAGAAGATGCATCAGTAAATATTAATGCATTTCCAGCACTATTAACTGCAACAAGTTTGTCTTTATCACCAGCACCAGAAGCATATGCAGTAGGTGTATCTTTTAAATCAGTAAACTTGAGGGATACTCCATCTCCAGCACCAACTTGAGACCAAGTTAAAGTTCCATTTTCATCAACTAATTTAAGAAAATATCCAGCATTATCAGTAGATGGAGCATTAGTAATATTAAGCATACTTTCATCAACTGCTCCTGGTTGAATAGTTCCAACTGCCTCTACATTAGCACTAGCATCAAAATTAACATCCCATAGAACATCACCAGTCATTTTAATGTTTCTTGATGTTAAAGTACCAGTAAACTTACCAGCATATTCTTTGGCATAAACCTTTCTCCAATAATTATTAGAATCACCAAGATCTTTACCACTAGCATCACTAGCATCAGCTGCATTATGTGATGGGAATATATGACTAGCAACTTTACTATTAAATGTTACTATATCATCAGTAGTACCACTATTTCCGAATGTAACATTCTCAGCAAATGTTGCATCACCAGTAACATCAAGTTGACAATCAACAGTTAATTTCTCACCAGGATTTGTAGATTCCGATCTAAAATATAAGTGTGGATTTGTAAGAAGATATGAATCACGATTTTCAGCATCTGGTGTAGTCGTAGTAAATGTTAGATAAGTAGTTTCTTGATTTTCACTTTTATTTGTCTTAATTTTTTCTATTGATCCAGTAAAAGATCCACTAAAATTCTCAGCATAAACCGTATTCCATTTACGATTAGATTCTCCAAGATTATAACTTGTATAATCTCCAGGACTAGTTAATGTTCCTCCTGGTATGATATGACTGGTTACATGAGAATTGAATATTGTTGTATCAGGATCTTCTCCTGCTAGTGAGCTACCTAGAGTTGTATCTCCAGTTACACTTAAATTTACAGGAGTTAAAGTATCATTATTAGGATTATACTTAAGTTCACTATCCATATATACATTTTTACCCTTACCATTACCATCAACAAAGGTTAAATAACGATCACTATCATCATCATCTGTTCCAATATCTAATGTTTGTGCAGACTCAGCATCTCCTACTACAGAACCTTTAAATTCTCTGGCATAAATTGTTCTCCAATATGCACCACTTCCACCAAGATCTAAACCAGTAACATCCTCCTTATCAGTTGCATCAGTTTTTGGTAATACGGAACTATTAACTTTACCAGTAAATGTTATAGTATCAACATTAGCATCATTTCCAAGTGTTGTATTACCCTCAACATTCAACAGAGTAGTAACTTTTATATTAGATGAGGTTAATATATCACTATTTGGATTATATGTTAAAGCAGTATCAGTATAAACAGTTTGATTATTAGGAGATCCAGTATCACCAGCACCTTTAACCATACCAAAGTAATGACTAGCATCTTCACTTTCATTCTTTTGTATTTTAATTTTGTCTGTACTATCTGCAGTTCCACCTAAATGTCCAACAAAATTTTGAGCGTAAACATTTGCAAACTTATAATTTTCAGAACCTATGTTTTGCCCACCGTTAACAACACCTTCTGAATCAAATGATGGAACACTATCTGGTATAAAATTACTTCCATTTAAAACTAAATTACCTCTAACTTCTGGCCAAGTTTTGCCTGTTGCATCAACAACTTCACCACGAATTTTATTTACATGGAGAGTGTTATTCTGAGTATCCATGTACAGATTAGTCTGAATTGGAGTTCCTGCAGTTTTTTGATATAATGTTTTATCAACTGTAGTACCTTCACTATTATCTGTAACTTTAACACCAGTCAAATATAATTTAGTTTCAGAACTAGTTTTTGTAACTTTAACCTGATTTGTTGTACTTGCAGGAATACCACTAATAGTTTGCCATACAGCTGCAGCATTAGGACCTTTACTGGTTAATACTTGATTATCCGTTCCAAAATCAATAGTCCATGTTCCACTTACATCCTTACCTAAACCAATTTTTCCTATAGAATTGATGTGAAGTTTGTCTTTACCATCAACTCTAAAATTAATATAACTATCATTACCCAAATTATCATCATCAGCAGCAAGTACTAAAGCATCAGCTGCTTCTATTCCAATGTAATTATTTCTAATATTATCTCCCCTATCAAATCTTATTTTTGGATGTGATGCAGAATTCCTTAAATGTAGTTTATTTAAAGGAGCATTAACTCCCAATCCCATCTTACCATCAGCTATAAGGCGAAGTTTTTCGTTTCCTTCTGTTAATACCTTAAAGTGTCCATCAGTACCACCATCAACTACTTGTGCATATGTACCATCACTAGCCTTTATTTTATCAGTTACTACGTCTGCACTAGCATCAATAGTACCTCTAAATGTTCCATAATAATCACGAGCAGTAACAACACCAACAGCTAAAACTTTATTATTATCCTCAAGATAATCTTTAATTGTTTTACCATTATTAGGATCATCAGTAATTGGATTAGTGGTTCCTATACCAACATGACCTACTGGTGTAATAGTAACTCTATCATATGATCCATTGTCAGTTGCAACATTTCCTGTTTTTAGAATTAAATCACCACCAACTGTACCAACAATTGCTGACATGGTTTTACCATTAGGATAAGTACTAACATCACCATCACTATCAGCAAATTGCAAACCACCTATCTGGGTCATGGTATCCATAGGTGCAGATGCTATTCTTGCACTCTTAACTCTTATACCACTAAAGTTCTCTGAAAATACATTTAATTCTTGCCCTACAATATTAGTATTGATACCAACTCTACCTTCTTTATATACTAATCTATCTTTATCAATCTGCATTCCATCAAAATTACCCTTCGTAGAATCATTACCAAACCATATGTAATGTGTATCAGTATTAGTATTTGCTATCTCATTTTCAGTTATTTTTAATGCATTTGCATTAGTTGCCGTAGCTGAATTTGATTGCCATTTTACATAATAAGTATCTGGATTACCACCAGTACCTTCTACTTTATGTGAAGTTAATACCTGACTAGATGTTCCACAAGAACCAGTACAATCAATTATACCTCTACCAGGTCTAATATTAAAATTATTATCACCCGATAACCAAGTCCTATCAGCTACACCAATTGCTAATTGACCACTAGATGTTGTATTTGCTAAACAAACATTATATCCTATTGCAATATTAAAATCTCCAGCTGTTTGATTCTCTGCAGCATTTGCTCCTAAAAATACATTTCCTTGACCGAGAACTTCACCAGATGGTCCAAGAGTTCTTCCAGCAGCAAGTCCAAGAGCAACATTTAATGCACCAGTAATATTAGTACCATCTTCACCTCTTAGTGCATTCATTCCTATTGCAACATTACCAGCACCACTAGTAACATTACGACCTGCATAAGTCCCTAAGAAAACACCATTATTTCCACTATTATTACAATATCCTGCAAATACACCAAGTGTAGTTACTTGAGATGCTGAAGATGTGTAAAAACCAGCACAAGTACCTAAAATAATATTATTATTTCCACTATCAATATTTAATCCTGCATATTTTCCTAAAAATGTATTATTACTACCACTATCAATCTCTTGTCCCGCAGATCTACCAATAAAAATATTAGCACTTCCAGTTGATGTTGAATTATTTTTACCACGACCAGCGGCATATCCACCATAAAAATTACGAGATCCAGTTGTATTACATCTTCCTGCAGCAATACCTAAGAAAACATTAGCATCTCCGACTTCATCAATAGCAGTTTCATTAGCACCACTAGCACCAGTAGTCTTACAACCAGCATATGCTCCTACAAAAATATTATAACAAGTCTTCTCAACAATACCTGTACCAGCACAAGTACCTGCCTTTAAGTTTTTATAAACATCCTCCTTCCAATCACCAGTACCATCCAGTGCACCACCATTACCTATGAAGCAATTAGCATAAACATAATTCCACTTTTCATCTGCTTTTCCTAAATTATAAATCCCACTACATTCTTTAGGTGGACCTACATTTGATCTAAAATATGAGTGATCGTCAGCTGCAGCAGACCCTCTTTTAAAGGTAGCAATTCCTGTATTGTTTAATCCACCACTATTTGCTGGATTTATAGAAATTACACCTTCAGCACTTTCATTATATAAAACAAATAATTTATCTGCTCCACCATAACTTCTTATAGATCCCTGAAAATTATTTTCTAAACCACTTAAATATAATACACCATCCACACCAAGGGATTTACTAATAGGACTAAAAGTTAATCCAATACCAGTATAAAAATCCTCATATTGTCTAGAAGTATGAGGGTGATTCTCATCTACAAAAGAAAGATAATATAATTTATCTGATGTGGCAAGAGAAGTATCAGTCTGCCCAATAGCAAGTCTATCAGCCTTTCCTATTGCAGAAACACCTGTCGTATTAACCCATGAACCACCTTTGTATACCTTTATTGCCATTATCTATAATTTTTTTAAATATTTATTCACGATATTCTCATTATATATGCAAGTGCAAAATATGGTGGTAGGTTCTTATCGGTTCCTGCTACACCTTCATTGTTAATAGTGATGCCAGTTGTTGCATATTCTGTTGGTTCATAACCATTTACTCCTATTCCTGATTCTTCAATAACACCGTCACCAGAATCACTATTTGAATAAGCAACGTTGTGAAGGTGACCCTGACCATCGTTAGGTTCAGTAATACCATGATTATGCTGAACAACAACTGCATCCTTAGAACCACCAGAAGGAGTTAGACTTCCAGTAACATTTGTTTTCCATCCAGAATTATACTGATTGGCACCAATAATAAATTTATCCCTTAAATCTGGTGCACCAGCACTTACAGCAGCAGCAGAATCATCACACAATATCCAATTTGTCAATGCATCAAGTGCAGTCTTAGTTCCAGAATACATTATAATACCACCAACTGGAACATCAGACCCTGCAGGTGCTTGATCTTTAACAGCAGTTGCTAAATCTTCTATTGATACTTGAGTATAAATTTCTGGGGAATTAGGAAAATTTGCAGCAGAACCTAAACCCCAATCAGCTTGAGTATCATGAGACCTATGTTGGATTTTAAAGTAAGTTTTCTCAGTAATTGTAAGTTGAGTATCTCCAAAAGATCTAGTCTGACTATTTGTACTTATATTTGATGAATCAAATTCACTACTTCCTTGGATATACGTTGCACTATTAAAATCACTATTATTTGCATAAACTAATCGAGTTTTATGCATATTTACATTATATGCTGGAGCACTCCATTTTATATTATATGTTCCTGATGGTAATGAAAAAGAAACATTATTAGATTCTAAAGTGACAAAATCTTGAGGATCATTTTCTTTATTTAAAGTTCTATCTCTCCAGTCACCTAAGGTAAATGTTCCACCATGAGTACCTGAAGTTTTTTCATCCCATAATTCTGCAACCTTAGTCATTCCAGATGTAGAAGAACCTCCTCCTCCACTACCACCATTCTCCTTAACAGCAGTTTTTAAATCTTCTACAAATATTTGTGTATATATTTCATGGTCACCTATCTGAGATGCCTGACCCCAGTTACCAGCATCCTGATATTGCTGTATTACAAAATATTCTTTCTGTGTGGTGGTAATAATATAACTACCACAACTATAATAATTAGATTCACCTGGATCGGCAGTATCTGAATATCCTGATTCACCTAATATTTCAGTTCGATTAGATGAACCTGAAGGAAATGTTATATCAGTATCATGAACTAATTGAGTCCTTACATTTGCTGCATCATGAGCAGGACATCTCCAATTTATACGATAAGTTCCTGCTGGTAATGAAAAAATCTGATTAACCATAGTCGCAGGAACATCCGAACCAGTTTCTAAAGTAACCAAACCAGTAGGATCATCTTTCGTATTTAAAGATCTAGTACGCCAAGCTTGTAATGTATCTGGAGCACCCGCACTATCACTACTAGGTTTTCTATCATATATTCTTGCATGTCTACTAGTTCCCGATACATAATCATCTCCAGCATTCTTAACAGCAGTTGCCAAATCTTCTACAGATACTTGAGTATAAATCTCAGTAGCACCGCTTATATTTGATGGTTTACCTAAAACATTAGCATCATTTGTAGTACCACTTCCTATAATCTGAATTCTGATATAAGTAGTTTCCGAAACTGTAATAAGGGCAATACCAGTTGATGATTCTTGAGGATTAAGTACACCAGCCTGACTTGGTGCATGTTCTGAAGACCCTAATATTGAAGTTGGACTACTAAAACTACTATTATCATCATACTGTAATCGAGATTGAAAATTACCTATCATATAAGCAGGAGTATCCCATTTTATTTCATAACTTCCTGCTGGTACTGCAAAATAAACATGCCCTGAATCTAAAGTAACAATACCTTTAGGATCTGTTGTGCTATTTAAAGTTCTATTTTTCCAAGTACCCAAGTCACCTGGATTTGAATAAGTTCCTCCACCAGTACCTGTAGTTTCTGTCTGATATATTTTAGCAACTCTAGTAGTTCCTGTACTATCATTAGCACCAGCAGAAGCAGAAGCACTGGTATCATACCAAATATCACCTTCACAAAGATTACCAGTAGGTTCAGTATCACCAACATACCTATTACCATAAGCATTACTGGTTGAACCAATACCTATGATTGCAGTATTACCAGAAGTAGCAACAGTAATAGGTGCATCTAAAGCATCACATGTTCTTACAGTTCTTGGATCACTCTGACTTAAATCATCAGAATATTGTTTAACTTGAACAGAAGCAAGACCTCCTCCACCACTACCAGATTCATCAGCCCAATAAACACTTGAACCAAATCCACCACTCTTTAATACCTGACCATTTGTTCCATAAATTTGATCAGAAGTTCTTCCAGTACCTTGAGCATCGATTCCAATTTCTCCTACTTTACCAATACGCAATCTTTCTACAACATCACCACCACTTGATCCACCACCACCTGTATAAAACATTAGAGATGAGAAAGTATTATCAGAAGCACGTTGCATCTCAATACGAGCATCAGCATCACTACCACCTGATTTAAAATCAATATATGGTCCTGTAGATGTTAGATACGCATCATCAGTTCTTTTTAATTCAAGTGCACCATCAGCCGTTAAAGCAGCATAATTCTGAGCTGAAGAGGTAGTTGGAGTTACAGCAGTTTGTGTACTATCTTTCTCAACTTTTATCCAAGCACCAAGTGGTACAGATGAATTT